CAAGAGCGCGCCGCCCGGTCGTGGCGCCGGGCTGAGTGGTGGCGCGGTGCGGATCAGCGCAGGCATCAGCGGGACTCCAGGGTGAGGACTACGCCAGACGAGGGGCGGGGCCGGCGCGGCTGGCGGAAAGCCAACACACGGGGTGAAAACAACCCCGCCGGGACTGATCCAGTCGGGATAGACGAGGACGGCGAGGCCGGGAAAGAAAACGGTTGGCCGATAGACCTGCTCAGCGGAGCCGATGGTCGCGGGCTGGAGCTGCTGCCCCAGGGCGGCAATGGTGACGACGGGGGCGTAGACCGCCGCGTCGCTGGCGATGGCATCTGGAGTGACCTGACCAGGAACGGGCAGACTGACGGTCGGCCCGTAGACCTGCGCCGCGGTGGCGATAGTTCCAGGCGAGACCTGGCCGGCAACCGGGACACTGACGGTCGGCGCGTAGACAGCCTCGCCGCTCGCAATGACGTTCGGGAGAACCCGCTGCCCAACCGTCGGGCCAAAGACAATCTCGCCACTGGCGATTGGGCCGGGGTTGACGGCCCCAGGCGTAGGAACGCTGACGGTTGGCTGCGGAACACTGGCCGCCGTGGCAATGGCATCCGGCAGAACTCGCTGGCTGACCGTTGGGCCAAAGACCTGCTCGGCGGAGCCAACGCTGGTTGGCCGAAGCTGGACGAGAACCGTAGGCGCGGAGACCAGCTCGCCACTCGGAATAGCGTTCGGCTGAACCTGCCCCGCAACCGGCAGACTGACCGTCGGCCCATAGACGTTCGCCGCGGTGGCAATCGTGTCGGGGAGGATCCGCTGGACGACGGTCGGGCCATAGACCTGCTCGAGCGTCCCGATGCCATTTGGCTGGACCTGACTGCGGACAACCGGGCCGTAGACCAGTTCGCCAGTGCCGATCGCATTCGGGCGGACCTGCTGAAGCGTCGGGAGGCTGACCGTTGGCCCATAGACGAGCTCGCCAGTGCCAACCGGATTCGGCTGGACGCGAAGTTGCGCAGTCGGCCCATAAACCTGCTCAGCGGTGCCAATGGCATTCGGTCGAGCCTGCTGAACGGTTGGAACACTGACCGTCGGTGGGTAAACCTGTTCGCCAGTGGCAATCGCATTTGGCCGAGCCTGAACCAGAACGCTCGGCTGATAGACCTGCTCCGCGGTGCCAATGGCGTTCGGCGCGACACTGCGGCACTCGAGCGTCTCGAGCTGGGCATACGTGAAAGCTTCAAGCTGCCCGTAGGTGTACGTCTCGAGACAGCCATACGTGCCACCCATCGCATGGCGCTAGAGCGTGAACAATCCCGATGCGTGGAAGATGACCTGGATGTCGGCCCCGTTCGGCACCACCGGTAGCCCCGTGCCCGTGTCGACCCAGGCAATCAGCCGCTGCAGCGTCGCCGCCACATCAGCCCCGCCCGTGACGGCACTAGCCTGGAAATAGAGCAGGCTATGGCTGCTGGCGTTGGCCGCCGGTGCGGTGAATGTGATGTCGGTCGCGTCCGCGGTGCCGCTGGTGCCCGTCTTGCCTGTCAGCGCCGCGGAGGTCGCGTGCAGCACGCCGCTCGCGGTGGTCACGTCGGAGACGAACTTGTGCGCGGCGTTGAAGGTATAGGAGCGGACCAGGGCGACCTTCATCACGGCGGTGTCCCAATCGATCTCGCCGAGCAGGAATCCCTCGCGGCCGGGGGAAAAAAGTGCGTTCGCGATGAATCTACCCTCCTTCCTTAGCCGCCATAGGTCAGGTCCTCGAGCGAGTTCGCCCCACCGGCCGCCTCGAGCGCCGCGACCCGCGCCAGCAGCGTCTGCCAGTCGTCGGGCAGCGTCACCGCCACCAGCGTGCCGTCATCCAGGCGGCAGCGGACGGTGACCCGCCCGGTGTGCGCTAGGAAGCCGTCGGTCTGCCCATTCCGTGAGACGACGAAGGTGTCAGCCAGCGTCAACGATTCTGACTCCGCGGCGTTTGATGACGATCGGCGCGCGGATGCCACCCTGGGATTCGCGGTTGTCGCGGGCGTGGACCGCGGCCTCGACATCCCGATACGCGCGGGCGTAGTCCTGCTCGCGGGTGATGCCCAGCTCGCGCATCCCCTCGCGTTGCGACAGGCCCAGGAAGCGAGCGCCGTCGATCACATCCGGCGTGCGCTCGTCGTCGCTCACCGCCGCGCCGGCTCCGCTTCGGGCTCGGGGATCTCGTCGCCTTCATCCTCGGGCTCGTCGTCTGGGCGCGGCGGCCGCGGTGGATTGGGCTGCGGCGGCGTAGGTGGATTGGGCTGGGTCATGGCTTGAGCTCCTCTAGAGCGTGGTGAAGGTTCCCTGCGGGGAGTAGGTCGTCAGGCCACCCGCGGACGCGCGGATGCGGTAGTAGTACAGTCGCGCGCTGGTCAGCCCGGTGAGCGGCTTGACCTGCGGTCCGCTGCCGCCGCCCTCGGTGTTGACCGAGCCGAAGGACATCGTCTGGCCGTACTCGACCTGGTTGGTGCCCGCGACATCGAGCGTGTAGTTGATCGTCGCGCCCGTCGTGGTGATGCCCGAGACCGAGATGGCGGTAATGCTCGGCGCGATGGTGTCGACGCGCGAGCCGTCCGGGGGGGTCGCCGCCGCGGCGTTCGGCGGCCAGCCCGCCGGCGGCGACGGCGTGTTCGTCTCGTTGCCCCGCCAGTCGACCGGCGTGTGCGTCCACAGGCCGCCGCTGGCGCCCACCTGGGAGGCGATGGAGCCGGCGTCGACGGGCATCAGCGCATCAACCGCGGCTTGCTGTACGCCGATGCGGGCCAATCCTTGTTCAGGGATTCGTGTTTGTCCGATTCGTGTTTCGTCTGCTCAACCGGATCGGACTCTTTGAAGTGCGTCCCCGGCGGTGGGGCGTACTGGTCCCGTGACACCGGCGGTGGCCCGCCGGCGCCGACCCACGGCAGGCCCTTACTCATCCTTCTTGTCCTTCTCCGCGCGCTCCCGCGCCTCACGCTGGCGACGCGCTTCCTGCTCGACCTGGGCCTTGTCGTTGGGGTCCCGTTCGGCGTGCTCGCCGCGCGCCCGCTGCCGCCGCTCCTCGGTCCGCCGGGCCTGCCACGCGACGATGTCCGGGATCTGCTCCGTCGCGCCCCGCTTGAAGCCCTTGCGCTCGTACGTCTCGGCGTTGCTCAGCGGCGCGATGAAGTCGGTCCCGTCGGGCTTCGTCCAGTGCACCCAGGCCGTGCTCGAGATGGGCGTATCCGGCCCACTGACGGCGTCCTCGTAGCGATTCGGTCGCAGCTTCAGGACCCACTCGGGTGAGACGCCGTCCGGCGGAAAGACGTACTCGCCGCGGGTCGCCCGCTCGCGCCAGTCAGGCGGGGTGGTCGGTCCTTCTTGCTGCGGATTCGGATTCGCGCGGGGTCGCTGTTCCGGTTGGGGCGGCTGGGGGTTGGCTCGTGGCTGGCTCATAGTGAACGTCCTCCTGCACGGCGGGCGGATCGGGGATCTGGGGTTCTTTTTCGACCGGGTCGGGATATGGCCCGAGCGGCGGATCGGGATACGGTCCCGGCGGCGGGTCGGTTTGCTCGGGGTGGTACGCCTGCTTCTCGGGCATCGGCTCGCTGTCGTCGCCCGGATTGGGGATCGCCTCGCGGCCGAGCCGCTGCTGCTCCTCGTACTCCCGCTGGCGCGCCACGTCGCCGGCCTGCGCGGGCGTCCGCGCCTGGGCGCGCTCGCGGGCGCGGGCCTGGTCGACCTCGTCCAGGTGCTCGGGCACGATCTGCCCCGGCACCCGCTCAGCGTCGCTGCGTTCGGTCATGCTCAGGCTCCCTGCGGCCGTGGTCCGGGCCGCCCGCGGCGCCGCTCGAGCTCCTCGATCGATGCCGTGGCCGTCGTCTCGACCCCGTCCAGCAGGCGCCGCTCGCGCGTGTCCGGCTGGTCGTCTTTGTGCTTGCCGACGATGACGCGGATGTTCTTGCCCGCCTCGTCTTTGACCTGCTGCAAGAAGTCGCGCAGCTCCTCGAGCGACATGATGTCGTAGTCGGTGTCGATGTTCAGCGCCGCGTCGCGGGCCTCAGCTCGTCGAATGGCGTTGACGATGGCCGCTTTCTCGCGCTGCTCCTGCAGAATCTTCGGGTACTCGTCCTGCATGTAGCGGGCGACTTCCGACTTCGCGTCGCCGCGCGACGGCTGCTCGGACAGGAGCTTGTAGCCCTTGTCCTCGTAGTACGCGCGGTTGTGCGGATCGCCCTGCAGCCAGACGACCGTGGCGTCCGGCTTCAGGTACAGACGCGGCGGATAGTTGTAGTTCTGGCCGCGCTGCGGTTGGGACGCCGCGGGCGGCGTCCGTTCCAGCAGGGTGTCCAGAAACGCATTGCCGCTGGTCGTCATCAGCTCGCTCCGAGAACCAGCACGCCCCAGAGATCGCGCATCTCCTGGTGGCCATAGATCACTTCCGAGGCCAGCTTCCAGGTGAAGAAGTCGATGTCGTAGAAGAGGTGCGTCTTGGGCGTGCGCTGCACGACCAGCGCAATCGCGTCGCGGTGGAAGATGGCGTTGTTGGCCTGGCCGGCGGCGGGCTTGACCAGGTTGGTGGTGACGAGCAGGTTCAGCCCGTACATGTCGCCGAGCATGCCGTTGCGAACGGGCTGGTCGCTGGTGCCGATGTACAGCGCATTGCTCCAGCGATCGAGGGCCAGCTTGGCGACCTTCTCGGCCGGCGTCATGACGAAGAAGCGGTCATCCTGCGGTACGTCAGCGTCGTCGAGGAGCTTGACCGCGGCGAGCACGTTGGCGTCCGTGACGGCCGTGCCGAGCGTGCCGACCGAGCGCGAGAAGCCGGCCAGATCGGTCGCCAGGACGGTGTCGATCTCCTTGGCGATGGCGTAGCCCAGTTTGCGCTGGTACTCGTTCTGCACATCGACCCGCGACTGGACCTTGACGATGTCTTCGATACCGACCGCGGCATAGGTCCACAGGTTGAGAGTGATCGTGACGGCGGTTTCCGCCACGGTCTCGTACGTGATCGCGGTGTTCTCGACCTTGGGCCGCGCCGCCAGGTTGCCGATGCTGGCGACCTTGACGCTCTTGCCGACCGACGCATCGTCCTCGAAACCACGGTTGACGGACCGGGCCAGGACGAGGTTGCTCTCGGACGCGCGCAGAACCTGCTTCGACCACACGTCGGGCGAGAAGATCCCGTTCGCGATCGTCTGGTCGACGAACTCAGATGCACCGGTAGCCACTGGCTAACCCCCTAATGTCGTGTCAGGGGGATGCCTCGAGTTGCCCTGTGGCGTACCCCCGGTTTTGGATGGCCGTTCTCATCAAACAGCCCCTCATATTCCTTGAGGGTCATCGCCGCGATCTGCTCGTCAGTCACTTCTCGGACGCGACCGGGGGTTCCACCTTCGCGCTCGGGGACTGGCTCGTCGCCGTTTACTTCCGTCAGGACCGACTTGCGGAGAGCAGACTCGCGGCGTTGGAGCTCTTTATCCACCTCGAGCTTGGTCCGTGCGTCGGCGATGAACTGGAGATACTCAGCAACCCCAGCGGCTTGCCCTTTGCCTTCGCCGAATGTTTTGCCCGCTACCTCTTTCTGTATCGATTCAGGTAACGATTGCTGGAACAATACGACACCGTCCATGAACGGTCCAGCCGCTTGCGCCGCGGCCTGCTGCGCAAGCCGGGACTGCAGCTCCTTCTGGGTCATTTCACCCAGCGCGTACAGGTCGTTGTTCTGGGCCGCCTCGAGCTTGGCCCGCTCCGCGGCGTCGCGTTCGCGCCGCTCGAGGATCTGCTTGGCCTGCAAGTCGGCCCGACTGCCGACCAGGCCGCTGATGACCTCGTCGCGCTCGAGCTGATCCTTCGGCAGGTTCTTGGCCAGCAGCTTGAAGGCTTCAGCTGGATCCTTCGCGTCGCGGACCTGGGCGAACCAATCGGGCGCCGGCTCGGGTGAGGCCGGTGTGGCGTCGGCCTCACCCGATTCGGGTGAGACGCCAGTGTCAGCAGGCTCAGCGGACGGTTCTGGCGCCGGCTCAGCCGGTTGCGGTGCTCGAGCGCGGCCGCCACGGCCGCGCGCTGGTGGGGCTGGCTGCGGCGTTTCCGCGGCAGCTTCCTGGGCCTGGGCTTCCTCGAGCAGGTCTGGATGAATTCCGCGGTCAGACATGGTCATGCGGCATACCGCCAGGTCGGGTGCCGCTCAAAGTTGCGACAGCCGAGAAAGGCGCGCCAGCGGAACTGCGCGCGGGCCGGGTACCAGCGAATGCGACGGTTCACTTCTTCGACTTGGGCTTGGGCTTGCCCGCCTGCCGCATGGCGATCGCCACGGCTTGCCGCTGGGGACGCCCGGCCCTCTTCTCGATTTTGATATTGGCGCTGATGCCCGCGGGCGTCTTCGCTTTCTTTCCGCCGATGAGTGGCATGGCTACCTCTTGACTGCCCCGAACGTGGTGGGCGCGGTGAACTGCGGCAGAGTCGCCTGAATCTGCTGGAACGCGTCCTTGGGATCGATCCCGTACTTCTCCTGCATGCCTTGCAAGACCATGTTCTGGGTGCTGGGCGCGGCGCGCAGAAACTCGGTGCTATTGAGCTTGTTGGGCGTCGGGATGCCCTGCATGACCTGGTTCATGCTGGCTGTGTTCGCCGACGGGTCGCGAATGTCGTCGACCATCTGCTGCAGGTAACCGAGCCCCCCCTGCGTGTTGCCGCCGGCCACGCCGACACCGGGCACCTGGTTCGGCGCCTGGAAGCCGGCCACCCCGCCGCCGCCAAGCAGTCGGTTCATCTGGCCGAGCGCCTGCTGCTGGCGGAACGGGTTGGCCTGCAAGGCCGCGGCGGAATTGATCATGCCCATCTGCTGGTTGTAGGCCTGGTCCTGCGCCGCGAGCGTTGACTGGCCCGCGGTGGGGGTGCCGTACATGCCGTACAGGCCGGCGTTCTGGGCCTGGGCGGCGAGCGTTGGCGCCCCCTGATACTGACCGGTCAGGCCCGACTCGGCGACGATGTAGTTCTGGTTGAACTGCCGGACGGCCTCAGTGAACTTCTTCTCGTCGAGGCCAAACGTGGCATTGAACTGGCGCACCGCCTCGTTGAACGCGTCCTTGTTGCCAGAGGCAATAGCCCCGAGGAGCGAGTTGATGCCGCTGGCGAGCTGCTGCGAGCCCTGCGCGCCGACCGTCGGCGCCGCGCCGCCACCTCCCCCGCTGACGGTCTGGCCGCTCGAGGGGTAGTACGCGCCCGAGGCGTCGACGATCGAGCCAGGGTTCGCGTCGCGGTACGCCTGGCGGCCCTCATAAGTCGAAAAATCTGCCATTGCTCGAGCCTCCTACAGCGCCACGGTGACCGGCGCGACGAACGGCTGATCCGGCGGCAGTCCACCGTTGCCGTAGTACCGGGTGCCGGCGTTCATGAACGGGGTCGCGCCGGCAATCATGGGTGCGCCGGTCGCCGACGGTTGGCCGTTGTTCCAGGGCAGCATCTGGCCCGCCGGCGCGGGTAGCTGCGGCGCCACCATCCCGTTGGCCTGCTGACTCTGGTTCGCCGCCTGCGTCGCGATCACTGCCGGGTGCGGTTGACCAGCCTGCTGCTGGTACCGCTCGAGCATCTGCGTCAGCACCCCGTAGGCCGCCTGGGCCTCGGGACTGCGCCCGTTCTGGGGATCAGCGGCGGTAACCATCCGCGCCGCCGCGTCGTACACCCCCTGGCCGCCGCCGAGCTCGGCCGTCCAGCCGCCGATACCGCCGATCAGCGCCTCGCCAAGGCCCGCCGGCGCGTTCATCAGGCCGCCGCCCATATTCCCCGAGCGTTGCCCACCGTTGGCTAGCCCGAGGACCTGGCCGAGCATGCCCTGCGCGGCCTGGACGCGCTGGTTGAGCATGCCCGCACCGGTCTGGGCGCCCTGGGTCCGCTGCGTCTGCTCGTTGGTGATGATGTTCTGAGCAGCGGTGGTGGCGGTGGTGTCCTGAGCGTTTTGCGCGGTCTGCGCCGAGGTCCGCGCGTTCATCAGGTTGACCGCGCCGGTGAGCATGTTCTTGGCGTCGTCCATGCTCAGCTCGCCCGCGTTGACCTTGAGGCCCGCCTGCTGCATCAGGTCGGCCATCGCCTGGCCGACCGGGACGCGGTTCTGATTGGGCACCCAGGCCACCGAGCCGTCGGGCTTCAGAATCGGGATGTTGGCCGCGGCAGCGTCCGCGGTGAGCTGCGTCCCCGGCTGCGGCGTGTAGTTCGGGTTTTCCTCTTTGCTGACGACGTTGCCCTTCTCGTCGAGCGAGATGCGCCAGCGATCGTTCTGGCCCGTGCCATAGACCGCGACCGGCTTCGCGTCCTTGTCTTTGACGAGGCCCTCGGTGGGGACGAACTTGCCCTCGACAACGGTGCCGCCCTGCTGCTTGCCGGGCTGGTCGGGGATGTCCTGCCAGATGATGTTGCTGGCGGCGGTAACCGTCGGCTTCTCGGGTTTGCCCTCGAGCAGCTTGGTCATCCGCTGGCCCTCGGGCTTGTTCGGGTCGTACTCGTAGCGCGCCCCGTCTGGGCCATCGAAGGTCGACTTCGCCTGTTGCGCCGACGGGTCTTTGCTCTTGGTCGCGACCACCGTGTACGAGCCGTCGGGCTTGATGTTCAGAAGCTGGTCGCCGAACTCCTTGAGCGTGCCCTCGGGCGACGACTTCGGGTCAGGTAGATCGGTCACCGCGCCAGTGCTCGGATCGCGGAGTTTGGCCGCTCGAGTGGTCGTATCGGTGGGGGGAATCAGGTTGCCCTGGGCATCGATCTTCTCGAGCTGGCCGGTCGGTGAGGGCAGCCGGTCAGCCGGCGTCAGCGGCTTGACGGCAGTCCCAGGGTCGATGATCTGGAAGTCCGAGCCACCCTGCTCCGTCGCGCGCGCCTGAAACTCGGTGCCATCCTTGAGCACGTAGCGGTAGGTCGGATTCGGATTGGGGATCTTGGCTGGATCGGACGGCAACCTGTTCGGGTCGGGGTTGTCGATTTGGGGATCGACGACGACGGGTTGGGACAGGTAGCCCCCATGCCGTTGGGCAATGGCATTGAGCTCATCTTTGGTCACTGATCAGCCTCCCCGTTGCATGCTGCGCTTGATTGAGGCCGCGTCCTGCCCCAGATACTCCCAGAACACCTTTGCCAACTCGCTCGGCCGCGACTCGATCGTCCGCGGATAGCCCTCGAGTCGCTGGCCGGTCACCGTCAGGAACCGGTTGGTCGTGTACGCCTCGACCCAGTCGCGCCGCCGCCGCCCGAACGGCAGGCTGCCCTTGACGAAGATCCGCAACCCGTCCCCGCCAGGACTGCGCTCGGTGTAACTGTGCAGCGTGTGCGCGATCTCCTCAGCCTCACGGCGATGGTCGCTGATGTGGTCGAGGTCGATGCCGACGATGCCCCAGCGCAAGCTTAGGGCGAAGCTGACGCCGTCCCAACTGCCATGCTGAAAGGTCGCGTAGGCCGTCTCGAACGGGCTCCAGG